TTAATATCAACAGAACCTGTTACTACTAATGCTCTACTTGCATTTGCATTTGTTCCATCTACTGTTAATGCTGCTTTTGAAGAACCACCTACTGATTGAGAAACAAACATACCTTGATCGATATATACACTTCTATTAAATGTAGTATCTGCTCTCATATCTAATACCATTGAAGTACCTAAGTAATCCAATCCTCTTTTATTTGCTGCCGGATCACTTGCACTACCTGTATTACTTCCACTCACCATTGAGAAGTAAGTTCCACCACCACCAGGTATAGATACATTACTACCGTTTACTTGTAATCCCCATTGGAATTCAGAACCGCTGTATGCGTTAGCCTGATTTGCAGTTAAGTTAACGTTGAATGCGTATGGTTGTCCTTGATACTGATAAACCTTTAAGTTATCTTTACCATATGATGTATTAAATACTCCTGCTACACTACCTGTTGATTGTTGATTATATTGTATTGCAGTTGTTCCTGAATCAGTTACTAATATTTTAGATGCTGTTATATTTCCACTACCATCTATATTAAGAACGGAACTTGTTACTGTAAGAGAACCTGATAAGTTTAATGTTCCTTCTATAAATGTGTTACTACCACTATCAATTAACAAACCTGTCTTTCTTGTTGTTGAGTTTCCTGTTCCTACTGCAAATACTATATTAGATGTTTTATTTCTAATACCATCATTTGCATTATATCTACCAAAAAATACAGAACCTAATGAATTAAAATCAGTTCCAAGAGAACTAGCACTTACAATTAATTGATTACCACCTATTATAGTTCTATTGGAACTATGATATGCATTAGTTCCAATAACTGTTGTATTTGTAGGGTCTACAAAAAGAGTATTTGCACCACCTAATATTGTATTTGCGTTAACGAAAACTGCGTTGTTAGTTCCTGTTGGTTGAGTTCCTTGTATAGTAATTGTATTAGCTGCTCCACCAATATTATTTCCAGATATTGTTACACTACCAACACCCGCACTACTACTAAAGAAATTATTATTTAATGTAAATCCACCATCATTTATATTATTATTAGTCATTACAACTGATGAAGAGTTTACATTTAATGATAACGCTCCATTTAAGATATTATTAGTAAAATTTAATGATGATGATAAATTTGCTTTATTTGCAATTAATGTTAAAGTTCCTGGAATTTCATTACCTGTCATTGTTAATCCACTTTGTATACCTCTTGCGTGGTTGGAATCACTACTTCCAATACTTACAGTTCCTAAAATACTATTAGCACTTATTGTCCATGCAGAGGAACTTGTAGGCCCTCTCATAATTATAGTTGTACTATTACCACCAAAGTAGTTATTGTTCATAGTAGGACTGATTGTCATACTACTACTAATTTGTGGAACATTACTTCCGTTCAATATTACATTACCACTACCACCTATGTATCTATTGAATCCTGCAGTTGCAGCTGCTGCATTAGTTAATATATTACTACTACCTGAAACTATTGTAGTTGCAGTATTATTATTAGTTTTGAATATTATATTTCCAACACCTGCTGAACTTGCACTAATATGAGTTAATGAAGATGAAGTAAATCCTTTTGCAAATAAAACTAAAGAGCCACTATGGTCATCTAAAGTTATTTCATTTAATCTATCTACATCACTTAAGGTTTGTTGTCCTGTAAATGTATTTGAACCTGTTGTTGCAAAACTACTTGTGTTTATACTTCCACCACCCGTAATTGTTACTGATGCTGTTCCTGCACTTACTGATGCACTTACACCAGCACCTATAAAATTAAATGATGTTGCGTTTCCTAATATAGTTCCTTCATCTTGTACTGATACATTTCCACCTGCTGAATTAATTCTTGTATCAAAAGATGCAGAATCATTTTTATATTGAGAGCCAGAGAACGTTTGTAATAAACCTATTGAAGAACTATTAGTTCCTATGTTTACACTTTGAGTTGTATCAGTAAAATATAAAGATGCTGATAAATTAGTTAAACTACTTGTTGTTGCAAAAGTTGTATTCTTAAAATCTTGTGATGCTGTATATGCGTTAAAAGATGCAGTTGTTACTAAACTTCCTGTATCTATACTACTACCTGTTATTGCTAATATTCTACTACTAAAAGATGCACTATCTGCTTTATACTGAGAACCACTAAATGTTTGTAATAAACCTACTGATGTACTAATACTTGCAGTGAATGTATTCGTTGATTGTGTATATGCGTTAAAAGATGCAGTTGTTACTAATGAACTTGTATCAACACTTCCACCACTTCCTGTTAAGTTAGTTGCGTATATATTACCACTAACATATAAATTCTTATTAGTTGAAACTGATACCCCTAATCCATTTCCTAAACCATCTTCTAATTCAATTGGTGTAGAACTTGCTGTATTATTACTCCCTAAATGAATTAGAGAAATATAACTTTGCGATATGAATAAATTACTTAAACTTCCCATTATTGTATATTTTTATATTTTTTATTTTTAATCTCCACTCCACGTTCTAAATGATACTGATGAGCCCGAACTCCAATTCTCTGGTGTTGTACTCCATATCTTTGGGTTAATCCATAATTCACAAAGTGAACAACTATCATAACTTTGGAATGGTATTGCCAACACCGGTAAATTCACATAATCCCAATTATCAAAATCATTTACTTGCTCAACTACTGTATAACATGTAAGTGGAGAACCTGTATTACCAAAATACCCACCTATATTATTTACAGAACTTATTACACTACCCGTCACTGCAGTTCCATTCAATACTGCGTAATATTCATCACCACTTAAACACTCTCTTAATTTAAAACCACTTCCCGAAGGGTTAACTAAAAAAAAAAGACAACGATTTTTATCATTGTGAGTAGTTAGGTTGAAGGTGGCCGACCACCCTGCTAACCCATTGTTAAACCTGTCACTAAAAGGTAAACAGGTTATCTCACCATCGATATCGAATCCCTGCACACCTCTCTGAGTATATGCGGTTAAATCGTTTAGTATTCCTAATGTGTTATTGTGAATATCAATTGTATCATCTACTCCCTTAAAGTAATCTATACTTTGTTGATTAAGAGAACCTGATGATTCGTTATTTTTATTTTTAACTTTATCTGCAACTAATAATTGTACAGTATAGTTAGTTGTATTTGTTCCAAATGAAGTATCAGTTATCTGTAAGTTTGCAATAGGATAAGCTGGAAATTCTTTTGTATCAAAATCTGCAATATCACCATAAGTAGCTACACCAACGCCAGGATGATTCTTCATTATTGTTTTAAAATAATTTAGAATATTGTAGTAGAGTGTGTAATTTACCCCTACATTATGTACGATTTGTTGACTCATATAGATTATAATTGAATCCCACCAAAGTATTGATTCGTTTGGTCAGGATAGATTTGTGTTTGGTTACCAACTGATTCTAAGTATTGAGGTATATTTTGAGAATATGCAATTAAGTAATTCTGTAATCTCAATGCGTAGTAATCTGCGTTATTTAATGCTTTTGCTAATAAGTAATCTATTTCACTTTTAGATGGAGCTGTTCCTTGTTCACTTTGTTGTTTAACACTACCATTTGATTTAAATTGAATTGAACTAAATGGAATATATTCTACACAACCATACCATATCAATGCGTTCTTAATGTAATCATCTAAAAGCTCCTGATAATAAGAAGATAAACTACTAACAGTTCCTGCAGTGATTTGTGCCTGTAAATAATCAAATAGAACTGTTCCTAAAAGATTCTTTAAGTATTTATCTTGCGCTGTTCTAATAAATGGTAATAAAGCATCTGCATCAATTGCTCCTTGCAATGGTGAGTTCTTTATGATATCATTTCTACTTATGAATAATGCGTATGCCATAATTATTTTTTTAATATTTCGTATTCTTTTTCGAAGAATGTTGGTTTAACAAATTTCTGAGGTTCTTCTACTTTTACATCCCCACTATCCTCTATCGTTTCATCTGAACTTTCATCTGTTGTTGCTGGATTTTCCATTGCTTTATTTGTTTCATCTTCAACTTGCTCTACTGTTTTATCTTGCTCTTCTGCTTGTTGAGAAAGAATTACTAATGGAGTTAATTGTTCAAAGTATAATTGTGTATCATCATACCCACCTATGTTTAACACATAATCCAAAGAATTTAGGATAAGGTTTTGAAAAGGAGCTATCGTCATTGTTTGTAAGATACTGAATGCTGTTTTCATTTCTTCACTTTGAGAACTAAAACCATTGTTCTGTGTTCTGATACCAAATAATAAAGGTGATGTTACTCTATGTGCTACTAAGATTCTATCTTGCACATATTCTGCAACATACTGATGTTTCTCATGTAAGTTTGGAATATCAATTGTATCGATTGTAGGTTTGTTTGCAGGGTCATCATTGAAAGATAACATAAATCTACCTGCGTTATCAGTACCCGTAAATTTGGCGTGTACTAGGTCCTCTATCGTTTGTCTTTCCTCAGGTGCTGGAACTCCACTATTAAAATTCAACATTACTGCCGGTAAGAAACCGTTTGTAATATTCTGATAATGTAAGTTAGAGATTTCACCTTCACTTAAACTAAATTGTAATGCCGATACCCAATCAGGTAGTGAATAGTAATATAAACCTGGCTGATAGTTCTTAATGTAAAGTATTTCAAACTTTTCATTAGATGTACCAAATGCAGGTATCTTCTTTTTATTTTTTACACTTCTCTGATCAAACCAATCTGTACAATAAAAATAATTTTGTATTTTAGGTTCTCCATATAGTTTCTCTGCTCTTAAATTCTGAATAGGAATATGAAATAATTTTACAATCTTAGTATGTTCTGCGTTCCAATATACCTGAAATGCTGAGTTACCGAATAACTTCAAATCAAATGCTACTCTCTTAGTTTCTTCTTGTGGTAATATCTTTTGAAGTGTTTCATTAAAGATTTCATTCTTAGAATAAATTCCTTTACCAAATATTAAATCTGATAATCCTTCTACACACGCTGCATTTGTTGTTGATACATTATATGCTGATGTTACTGCTGAAAAGAAATCATCACTACCATACACACCAAATGGAACATAAGGATGACGAGTTTTTGTATCTTCAATTATCACAGGTAACATATTGTTCTGTGGGTTATTTACTATGCTAAAATTTGCTGTTTGTTTCATGTTAAATTATTATATATTCATTTGTACTCTCATTTGAAATATATTGAGTATTCTGTGTTTTATAAACTGCTTTATCAACTGATTGTGATTGATATACTTGCAAAGAACCATGCCAAATTGGTTCACTACTACCTGAATTTAATACTCTTACTCTAAACTCTTGTCCTGTATATGCTCCACTTATACTTGCAGTAAATGCTAATAAGTTTTCATAAGAAGTAAATGATGAACTAACTAAACTAGCTGTTGAATTAGTTTGTGTTATCATATCTTGTAAAGACATTGTAAATTGATTAGATGAAGTATTTTCTGTTCTAATCGTATAAGAATTGGTATTATTAAGGTAATAACTCAGCATTATCTATGTTTTATCTATACATATATAACATTTAACTCTTACAAAGTTATCAAATAAAAAAAGGGTATCCGTTAGAATACCCTTTAATATTTTCTATGCTATATTACTGATTAGCTACCGTATACGATAACACCACCATTTAATACACCTGTTGGAATTGCATTTGTTGTGTTTGAACCTGAAATCCAAATTGCTGGGTATTGTTCTTGTCCGGTAAATGTTGCAGAATAACCATAAAGGTCACCCATTGCACCACCAGTCTGAATAGTTCCACCAGTTAAATCTGCACCTTCTTTGTATCCAACCAAAAACGCATCTCCGTTTTGTGTCCAAACTATGATTTGAGGTCTACCCCATGCCATAAGTTTCAACTGCGTTGTCATCGCATTTGTTAACTGCTTTAAATTCAATGTTAACTCTTGTGAGAAAAACGTAGTTCCGTTTTCACGTGATGTATTAACTGTTTCAGTATAGTTGCTCGTTCCCTTAAGTTCATAGTAGTAAACTGATGAACTTGCTGGTAAAGAAGTAATGTAAGGTAAAGCACCTGTACTTCCATCTAAAGAACCAGAAACGGTGAAACCGCCTGATGCATAGTTGATGAAGTAAACACCTGCCAAACCACCTACTGACTCTTTACAAGGTTCGTTTCTTCCTAATGTTAATGAACATGCCATAATGATAAGTTTTTTGTTTTATTAAAAGGGTGAGTTTCTGTTCTACGATACTCCCCACCCCTTAATTAGTTGGTTAATTAGTTCTTGTGGTAAGCGATATCACTTGCGATACCGATTTGAGTACCAGCTGTGTATCTCATAATTACTCTAAAGTTTTGAGAACCGTCTAAATCTGCCATATCTAATACTTTTACAGTATTGTAATCAGATAATAAACCAGTACCAAAGAATAAGTTTGATTTTTGAGCTGCTACCATTGCAGATGAAGGTAAACCAGGACAGAACGCGATTTCAATACCATTAAAGTTAAGTGGTTTTTCACCTACGTTTAATTGGTTCATGTATCCGTTTGCACCTTGTGCACCACCAGCTAATGCTTGTTGGTAAGCTTTGATTACGTTTGTTGAAGCGTAAATCATTAAATCTTCTTTACCGTATACAGTTGCAGGGATTGCATCAACTAATGCTGATAAATCTGCTAATACGTTTGTAGAATCAATTGCACCACTTGCAGATGAACTGATAGCTGCTGAACCAGTGATGTTTCTGTAAAGACCACCGAACTGACCGTTTGCTGAGTTATCACCATTCCAAATAGATTGTTCAGTTGCTTGAGCTACTACACCACCAACATAAGAGATTAAATAATCTGTAAAGTTAGCAGGGATAGTATCAAATGCACTATATCCTAATTGTAATGCTTCCCAAGAATCTACGAACTCTTGCTTACATAAGCTAAGGTTAACTTGTAATTCTTTTGGAGTAATTACTGCTTCTGTTAATGCTACTGAACCAGAAGTTGTGAAGTCACAAGATGCATCATTTACGATGTTTGCAACTGCTAATTTTTGGATAACTTGCTTATACTTTACGTTAGGTAAAATAGTAATGTACTTGTTATCCAAAGTTTTTGCTGATAACAACGCTGCTGCGATGTATTGACCAGCGAACTCACCTGCATACGTTGAAGTAATGTTAGGTTGTCCTGTTGTAAAATTTTGAATTTTTTTCATTCTAAAATATTTTTTTGTTAATTAATTATTTGTATAATTTAGCTAAGAAAGAGTTCTGAGCGTTATCAGTTTTCTTACCAAATCTTTTACTGTTTTGTTCTGCTGAGAATTTATACATTTCATCGATTGGAGCACCATCTAATTTTGGTAACTCTTCTTCTTCTTTCTCATCACCTTTGATTTCGATTTCTACTTCTGCCATCTTAGAGATTTTCTTTTCCATCTCTTCGATTCTGTATCCCATATCTTCGATTTTCTTCATCATTTCTGGCATACCCATTTCTTCTGTATCAGTATCTTGTGGGATTGGAGCAACTTCTTCAGTTGTTTCATCTTCAGATACAGTTGGTTCAACTTCTGCTAACATAGATGATGGTTTCAAATCTTTAACTTGCTCACCTGCACCTTTTGTATCTTTTTTATCATTTACTGCAGTTGGGTCACCTTCTAATGGTTCAGCTTGGATTTCTTCAGCTTTTAACTCAACATTTTCTCTTTCTACAATCTTACCATCTTCTGTGATAACTTTTAAAAGAGTTTCATTTCCTTCTGTATCTTTCAACATAAGTTCATGTGTTCCGTTTGGTGCTGGAGATTTAGTTCCATCTTCTGATACTACGAATAGTTCTTCACCTACATCGAATGTTGCTGATTCTACTATTGTTCCATCAGCTAATTTTGCATATGTTAAAGCTACTTCTTCTTCTAAATTTAAAAGTTTTGCAACTTTACTTAATACTTGTTTTGCGTTCATATTAGTATGTTTTTAATTATTTAACAAATAGTGTTTTAATTGTATCGTTTTTTTATATCTACCAAATCATTATATTCTTTCACCAAAGTACGGTTTTGTTCCTTCAAATCATCAATGAAGTTATATAGAGTATCAATTTCTTCTTTCAAATCCTTGTTTTCATCTTCACACAACTCTAACATTATTTCTAATATTTGAATATCCATTACACTATCCATTTATGATTGCTGTGTATTGCCTGAATAAGTTACATATCTTACTGGTCTTACATTCAATATTGCAGATTTAGTATTTGTAATACGAGAAGGTTCACAGTTTACTGTTGCATCTCTTATAGATACCCACCATGCTCTACTATCCTCATATTGTGTAGATGTCCAACTACTAATTAAAGTAGTAGTTTCTAACATAGGCAATAAACCTGCTTTTTTATTACTACATATCGCTTCTAAATCACTTGCTGAAGGTAAACACCAATCAGTAAAACCATCACCGGTATATTCTCTTGCTGCTTTTGCTGCACTATTAAGTGTTGGTTCTGATGCAACAATTAAATTACTATTTGTAAGACCTGTAAAAAAATCATATGATGTTCCTACTACATCTACTCCGTTACTACCCCATCTCGCTGTTGTTAATATAGTTGGTCTTATAACTATAGCTTGTTGATTAGGAAAACTTCCTGTCACAAACCCAATTACACCACCCTCATAGTATTGACCTACTGATAATAGATGTGGTTGTTCAAAATATGTTACCGGTATTACTTGCATTATACTAAGTTTTTAACTATTGTTGTCCATAAAGAACTTGTATCGAATGTTACGAATGTAAAGATATCAGTTGAACCTGTTACTTGCGAACCTGTATTGTATTGTGAACTTCCACTCCAAAACTTAAATTGAGATGAATTAAAAGTTACAGAACCTGATGAATTAGCTGCTTGTGATAATTTCACTGCTACTGTTTGACCAGGTTGAATATTTGTTGCTGTAATATATGTAATTGATGCTGATGGTATATTCAATGTAAAGAAGTTTCCTCTACTCATATCGATAGATGCAGTATTACTTACTACTGATATATTACCTACTATACCACTAACACTTGCACTTGTTACAGTTTTTCCTATAACTGTTAATTCAACATCTGCTGATGAACTTAAGATTACACTACCTGTTATAGTTTGATTACCGATAAATGTAGTTGAACCACTTAGTGTTAATGAGCCAGTTATTGTTTGATTACCTATGAATACATTAGAGCCAGTTGTTGCGAATGTAGTTGATTTAAATTCTTCTACATCTAATCTACTATCAACTGATGTACTAAATGGAACATATAAACTTGCTGTTGCTTCTACTATATCTAATCTACTATCAAATGAAGAACTATCTGTTTTATATGCAGATGAACTAAATGATGCAAATGATGCACTATTAGTTGTTATCTGTGATTGAAAGCTAGAACTTTCTGTTTTATATGAAGAACTGAATGTATTAAATGATGAACTATTAGTATTAATTCTTGTATCAAAACTAGCACTATCAGTTTTATATTGTGATGAACTGAATGTATTAAGTGTACTCATTATTGATGAACTTACACCTGCTAATTCTACATCTGTTGCGTAAGTATCTGCTAATGATGAACTAAATAATTCTAAACTATCTAATCTAAAATCTACTGATGTAGAAAATTGATTAAATGGTTGACCTGTATAATTTGCTATAAATGCTGATGATGATGCAATACTTGCTGAATAAACTAACCAATTAATACTACCTAAATTAAATTTATCAGGATTAGTAATATATACAAATCCGTTTAATGTATTAACAGAACTTGCATTTGCTCCTAATCTACTATCACCGTAGTTATCTAATCCACTCATTGAAACGTGTGTACCAAATGATGCACTAAAATCTACAATTAGGGATTCCTGAATTTCTAATGAACCAACTATAATCTGATCTTGTCCAAATGTATTAACCGCATTTACACTAGCATAATTTGCTTCAATAGTATTTAATCTACCATTTGTTGATGCAGTGTATGTATTGAACGAAGATGTATTTAATTTCTGATTGATTGTTGTAGTTAAACTAGCACTCAATGATGCGGTTGATGCGTTCAAAGAAGCTGATGTAATAAAGTTTGTGTTAAGTGATTGTGTGTATGAATTTAATCCTACTAATTGTGCACTTACACTACTACTATCTGTATTATATCCCGTCTGATTAACTGTACTATCAATTATATCTGTATTAAATGCTCTTAATAAAGAAGGTGATATATATCCTGTTGTATTATTAGGGAATGATGTTTGATTTTGTACACCTAATTGTTGTTTACTTAATGTTGACATATTTTTATTTCTATTTATGGTTGTGTTGCTTCAGTATCAAAGCCTGTATCGTATCCTTCATCAAATGCTCCCTTTTGATTAAAGTTTGCTACCCCATCTATGTTTCCTATACCCTGCTCTATTAATGCACCATTACAACACTTTCTACTATATGTGTTGGTATTAATACATAAACATGCTCTTCTACTATTCTTAGGTGATGATAGACCTTGTGTAGGACCTATATAGATACCGCTATTGTTTTCTCTATTAACAGAGTATCTTAAATTACCGCTTCTACTATTACTCCAAATACCCATTGTGTTATTTTATATGTTTAACAATCAATCAATCGTTTATTATCAACCATTCTTTTTCAGAGCTTCTCTATGCATGATATTTTCTAAGTGTATCTTATCTGCTCTATAAGCTAAAAACAATAAACACTTCTCTAATGGTTCTTTAACTACTTCTTCGATTCTCGATATGTTGTTGTCTGCAAGTTCGATAATTGATGCATAACTTCTCCACTTCTTTCCAAAATTCGCTTGATGTTGGGAGGAAGATCCATCCCCTTCATATAATTCAGGATACCTTTCTGTAAGTCTCTGGACAAAAGAAAAAAAAAGTTATATGCTCCGAAATGCACATTCATTGGAACTGTTAAGAATAAATCATCATCTATAATACCATTGTAAGGTTGTATCTCATATGTATCTCTTACCTTCTTAGTAACAGGTCTATATAGTATACTCATTATCTTTGCCCAATTATTATCTATCGCTATTGTATCATACTTAGTTATATCTACATATGCTCCATAACTGATATTAGATAGATTAGGTTCAAATCCATATTCAATACCATCAATTGTAATAAACCTTTGTAGAGGGAAATCTGTTTTTTCTAAGAACTTTTGTAAAGCATCTTTTAAGATATCAAAATCTTTTTTATTTAATCCACTTATGTATTTCACATCTAATCCACATAAGTAAGTTATCAATATTGCTATCTGAGCATCTTCATCATCCCCATAATTGATTAATTCTTTTTGTATATCTAAATACTTTTTTAAATCTATATCACCGTAACTTTCAGGTAAACTGATTTGGATTTGTTTTTTCATATTATCCTTTGTATGTTTTATTTGTGAACATTAAACTCATCTGTGCTAATTGGTATGATAGGTTAATTACTTTCTTTTCTTCGTTTTCTAATTTTGCATTCATTGCAATTATTCTTGCGTTTAATTCATTGTTAGCATCTACTAACTCTGTAACTAATTCTATCAATTGTCCTATCTCTTCTGATGTAAATATCTTATCACCAATTAGTATTGTATCTGTGTTTTTCATATTAGTATTTATAATTTCCTATTGTTATTGCGTATTTTCCTTTTGATTTTGCTTTCTCACTTAACTTCATCATACAACAATATCTTGCCGCATCTATTAAGTGATCTAATCCACCTTCAGGGTTATCAGTAGTATAACCATGCTTATCAGTTGCGTATTGATATCCATACATCTCATTGATAAGATTCTGACTAGTTTTTAATATCTTTATCTTATGATTCTGCATTACACCAATACCAAATTTAATACTATCCTTTCCTTTTACTACTGGCTTAATATTAAATCCACTTCTATATATCTCTTCTATAAGACGAGGTTCTGCTGAATCACCCCATATTTCTTCACTCTTTGTTATATCTAACCCTTTTAATTTCTCTACTATATCTGATGTAACTAATCCTTTTTCATAAATTAATTCTTCTAAATATAAATCATTACCATTCTTATATACCGCAACTAATGCCGTTGGGTCACTACTAAATCCAAAATCTATTCCAAATCCTACAAACTCACCATCGTATGAATCTACTATATCAAATTGGAATATTGCTTTATCATTCAAAGCAAATTCACCCTTACCATAGATTAACCATTTCTTTTTATTTGTAAACTCTAAATCTTCAATTGCTTTAATAATTTCTTTTTCTAAGTAAGGGTTATCTTTATAGTTCGTTACAAATCTTTCACAATCCTGCATTTGTCTTAACCAATGATAGGGAGAGATGGTAGGGTTGTATGCGAGTATGATTCTATTTGTAGTTCTGATAGATAACTGAAAGTATGATTCTTCATCCACTTCACTTGCTTCATCAATAAAGAGTATATCGGATTTAATACCTCTAAGTTTATCTGCATCATCAGTAGATAAAAACTGAATAGTAGAATCGTATAACTTATAGATTCTATCAGTAACATTATAATTTTCATCTTGCCAAACATTTATTGATTTAAGGATATCTGTAAAATCCTTTATTACAGTTCTTTTAAGAGAGGGTATTGTTTTTCTTACTATCGTTACTGTTTGTTGTGATTGAAGGGCCTGAACGATAATCCATTGTAAAATAGCGTATGTTTTACCACTTCTCGTTCCACCTATGTGTTGAGTGATTCTACTTTGTGCATCTAAAAGATGTTCAAAGGTAACTGTTGTATTAATCTCTAAGTTCACTACCTGTTCTATTTACATTAACACTTATCTGCTGTATTCTTTGATTAATCTCAGCTTTCATTTCTGTTCTACTTAATTTCGGCATAACATACTCCATTAATTGTAAAGCGAGTTGTATTGCTTTCTCAGGATTATCTTTTCTAATCTTTTCTAAATCTTCAGAAATAGTATCTAATGTTTTATTAGCTGCTCTTGCTAAAGTTAGTTTCATTTGTTCAGTAGACCTATTCAATGCTCCTACCGGTCTTCCCTTACTCAATGTATGTCCTTTCTCAAACTTTGCCATATTTTTCCATTATTTTATTGGTATATACATATATAACCAACTAATCCTTTTTTGTAGTTGAATACGGATTCGAACCATAACTAATTGTACCAAAAACAATTGTGCTACCATTACACCATTCAACATTAATTATCCTTCTTTATTTTCTTTTTCTTCTAACATTCTCTTTTGGAATTCTTCAAAATCTTTTTCCATCTTCTCTAATTCTTCTTTAGTGAACATAGTTTTAAATGCTTCTGCAATATCTTTGATTTGTTCGTTCATTTTTTCGTTGTTAGTCATTGTTAAATGGGTTTTGTATATTATTCTTTAAATGTTTCTTTACTTTCTTTACTGCTAAGAATACAGTTGATTTACTTATACGGATATCTTTACTTACTTCATCTAATGTTTTATCACTAAACCAATAATGTTCATATATCATTGCACTACTCCATCCTTTTCTTTTTTTCATACCATTTAGTTCTTCTTTTACTTCATCGTATGCTTTATCTATCTTTTCATCTCTATCATAATCATATTCTGTATCTACTACATCATAATCATCCGACAATCTTTTCTTTTTATTATCTCTTTTAATACCATTAATAAATCTACTTAAGATAAACTGTCTACAATATTGTAAGTTAAATGAATCTAAATAAAATAATTTTTCGTTACACTTCTCACCTAAATACAAATATAATTCAGATACTAACTCTTCAGTTGTTTCTTGATTCTGAGATATATTAAATGCTACCGCTCCTAACCACTTATGATGCTTTCTATATAATGTATCTAATCTTTGATTACATTCTATTTGTATTGATTGTGTAACTTCGTTCATTATACTACTTCAACTCTTTTTAAGTAATCTCTCAATACTGTAACTGCTTTTAACCATAATGCTCCTGATGATTTACAACTACAAGGTTGGTTCTCTTGTGAACCTGTTATGGTTTTATATGTACCCCACACATAATTTAATAACATCTCAGGTAAGTAATCGGTAATAGATTGTATCTTAGATTTAAGTTCTAAGTATTCACTTTCTGTTAATGGATGATATTTATTCTCTTCCATATTAAACCTTTTTTAATGTTGGTAATTCTGTTTCTTTAGGTTGTTGTAATGGGAATGGACTTTCTAAGTTAAGGAACGGAGTTAAGTGTTCGATTAATGGATGATTGCCAGGAAAACTAATTCCCATAGCTGAAAGTATTACTACTAAATCATTTACATTAGTTAACTTAGTGAAATCAACCATATATCCCATATTAGGGTCAAACTGATGTTTTTGTGTTGAAGTACCATCTAAACTTGCTTTTAATTCTACCATATTGTTTTTGTTTTAATTTTCGTATTTGTTTAGTACATCTGTATCATTTATATAATCCATTAGTACTTTATCATTTAATATCTCATCCATTCTATTTTTTATAAACACCACCCACTCTTCTCTTTTCTTCATTCCTTTAAGTTCCTTTCTTAAACTCTGCCAATATGCGGTTCTATTTTTAAATGTGTATGGTGATTTCTTTTCCATTCTGTTATGTAATCTTTTAGTAGTAGGATTTTTTTGTTTCCATTCTGCATCATATTCTTTTTTACATCCAAAACATAATGCTCTTTTCGGAACCTTATTACTTAAATCACTTAACCATTCTTCTCCACATTTTACACAACATTTTGATGGTTCTTTTTTATATGCCACTTAAAATAATTTTATTTGTTTCTCTTTACAACCTACTATCTTATTTAAAAAAATCCTTCTTTCCTCACAACCACAATCCGTTTTATTAAAGAAACGAAGAGCAACATAGGATGCAATATCTTTTCCCCATCCGAATGTCACTACGTTAATTAAACCCTCTACAATGTTCCCTAATTTAATTATACACATATTCTTAATCTTTTACGTTTAAACTTTTATTAATACTTTTATAAAACTGAATTAATCTACTTTCAATTTCCATACCTTCACTTCTCGTTCCTTCAAATTGTTTTAGAACTTCAAACTTATGATTATCTATTCCGTATCTATCGAATGATTCCCACAATAAAGGTAATTTTTGTTTTGTACCTGAATTATAAAACTTCTTATGTTCTGCTAAACGGAATCTTTTCTTTCTTTGTGTAAACCCAATATATACATCGGAATTAGGAGCTGTAATTGAATAGATAGTATTTGTATTACCCGCTTTACTATAATCGTTTAAGTAAGTATTCCATTCTTTTTTATTCTTACTAAACCATCTTTGCATATAAGTTGGGTCTATCTCATCTCTGAATCTTTGATTATCCCTATTATTGCATTCTTTACAATGGTACTGATGACCATCTTTTGCTACCTTTAATTTAGAGAACTGTTCGTATGGTTTAACTATACCACACTTTGTACATTGTTTTGCCATTTTAGTTTTGTTTGTTGTATACCATAAATATACGAAAGTTTGAGCAGACAAACAAATATTTTTATATTTTTTTAAATAAAAAAACCCCTATCGGAGAATTGATAGGGGTTGAGAGAGTAATATTGTTCTCTCTATATAGTATAGGAGTAACCAGAACTAAATGGCTGTAAAGAAACTGATTACTGAGTATATAACAAATATAATTTATTTTTTCTATTATACCAAATTATCTAACTCATTTATTTCTAATTGAGTTGGTTTTAGTTTCATCTTATTTGCAATTGTATCAGTTATAGCTTTAGTTAATACTTCATTTCTATTTACATTATCAATAACATTTACATTTACATTTACATCTTCATTTTCATTTTCCATACGATTAACATATGATTCTTTTAGTAATGAGATATCTACATCATCTTTCTTTTTTCTATTATTTCTTCTACTCTCAGTATAATTTTTTCTTTTAACTGCTTCTTCATACATTCTTAAGTTATAATAGAATCCATCAGATTGTAATGGAAATTTATCTGCTACTTCTATATCTTCTTCAGTAAGATACATTTTTAAATCTTTTAATGTAAGTTTTTGTTTCTGATGTTGTAAACAAAGTAAGGTTATATATTTACCTCTCTGTTCGTTTGTCATTGTGATTGTTCCTACTAAGAAATCTTGTGTGTAGAACAATACTGCTGGGTCTTTTGCCATTGTGTTTTGTTTTTGTTTTATTTATGTTTATAATATGTGTATCATATGTTAAAGATACTACTAATATAAGTATTATCCAAATTATTTTTTGTATTTCCAAATAAATCCTTTACATTGTTTACTTCCTTTAGTTAGTTTATCTCTGTAATAATTGCATACTAATTGAATTGCTCTACCATTTTGCATATTATAATGTTCAGCAGCTTGTTTTAATCCAATCCAATCTTTTTTCCATCTACCATCTAAATAAAATTGTGAAATAGGAACACATCTTTTTTGAGCAGACTTTTCTAACTTTTTAATTGTTTTTTTACTATGTGTTTTACCAGTCCTACTTTCACTCATTTTTTCTCTTGTTTCAATAGGTAATTCTCTTCCTAATAGTTTTTTACTTATTTTAACTTTTGTTTCATCTGATATAATTTTATTTTTATTACCCTTTCTTATTTTTTCAATAGCTTCTTCTGACATAACTCTACCTTTACCTGCTTTAGATAATTTATTCCTTTCAGCAGTAGTTCTTTCTCTTAGAGCTAATCTATCAAAATGTTCTAATTGATTATCTGAAAATTTACTAAACTTCTTTTGAGCTAATTCATCTAATTGTTTTTGTATATCTGATTGTTTCATATAAATTATTTTAAGTAATCAATTTCCCAACTATCTCTATATCCTGTTGGATCATCCACCATTGTTTCTGCCATCTTTTCTGCGGTTCTAATACTTCTCTCATTCATACTATCCCAATTATTATACATCCAATCTAAAAGAATTAGTTTATCTTCTTTTTCTATATCTAAACAATCTTCGTTTAATATAGTATCTGCAATCCATCCCCACATTTCTTCACTATCTAAATCAAAATCAGCAGGTTTACATCTACTTTTAATTGCGTTTAAGTGACCTAATAAGATTGCCTTTTGTTGACCTTTCTCTCTTGCAACTTTTACATCATCATCAGTTGGTAATTTGAAATTAGATGTAAATATAAAAATCATATTATCAGTAGGAACTTCAAATCCCATTCTCATTGGTGATGAATGAGCTTCAATAGCTTCCTGCTGTAATTCAGATAAGTTATTCCATTGTGATTGTAATGATTTTTCATAAGAGTAAACTTTATTACCACTCAATACATTCTTCATTATATTAATGTTCTGAGAATTTTTTAATATTTCATCACAATCATCAACTACAATTACAATAGGTTTTTTAGATTTATTGGTATGGTTAATTACTGCTAATGAAATACCAAAACTAAACATTGATATATTACCACTAATAGTAAAGTGTTTTACCTTTGATTCAGTTAATGCTTTATTAACGGTAAATGTTTTACCTAAACCAGGTGGTGAAAATATGTAAGTGTGTGGATAAGATGCAACAATAGAAGATTTAGCAGCTTTCTCTGCTAATTTCTTTAATCTATTTCTTTTTGCTCTACCATTATCAATGGCTTGTTTTTGTGTTCTACTGAATTGTAACATAACTTACTTTTTTATTTGTTTTTTTAATTTGTGTTGTTCTCTTAAATACGATTGTACCTTTTCTAATTCAGCTTTAAGATACATTACCTCTTTCTTTGTTTTAATGATTGCTTCAGCCAATCTTTCTTTTGTTAATTCTTTAGCCATTTTATTAATGTGTTTGTTATATATCAAAGATACGAAAAACATATGATATTTCCAAACAAAAAATGGTAAAAAATAGGGGTTTTTCATAACAAATTGATAATCAATGAGTTATGCATAACGATTTTTACCCATAAAAGTAGGGTTTTTTACATATATAAAAAAATATGTATATATAACCCATTGATAAATTTGAGCAAAAATAAACCCCTTTTTTAGAGGGGTTAATTTAGATTTGGTATGTTTACCTATATTAGAGTTTATCTTTTAAATTTGGTATCTTAAAATTAGGTTGTAACCTATTTTACCTACCTTGTCCTCTATATTGTTTTGTTGGTTTTACTTTTGGACCTGATGTTTTAGATGCTTTTCCACCTTTTCTCTTTCCAAAAGAAACTTTTATACTACCACCTGCTGATTTACTTTTTGCCACTTGTATCTACTTTTAATGTATCAACTAATACTGAATCACTTTTTAGTGAATCAACTAATGTTACTGAAGTTTCATTTGGTGTAGAAGTACATCCTACTAATAAAATAATTCCTAATATGAATAATAATTTTTTCATTTTATAAACTTACTTTTTTATTTTGTGTTTCTAAATATGCAATCTTAGTTGTAAGTTCTGCTACCTGAACTGATAGTTTCAATACCATACTTCTAAGTTCGTCTTTTTCTTTTGATGATTGTTCTAATAGAGTTTCTAATTTAGTTATTCTACTTTGACATTCATTTTTTACCCATCTATCATCTTCTTTCTTTTCTTCTGCTCTCTTTTCGTAATATCTCCATGCACCTGCACCACCTAATGTAGTGATTGCTGTGATAATTACTGTATATATGTTTTCCATATTAATCTGTTATTGGACCACCATCCACGTGTGCAAAACAACTTCTATTTGCATTACACTTAAACTTTAACATTTCACAATATCCTAAATCACCTGCTTCAATAACATCCCATGCATCAGTTCCACCGATACCTTTTGCTATACAATCTAACATTGATTTAGTTATATTAAATGCCGCACAATTACCACATATCTCACCCTTTGCTTCTTCAACAGGTACATCCCATTTTTCTGCTATGTTATCCCAATAATCACCTGGATTTTTAATATCCAAAGGACCATACATAACATTATCAATTGCATATTGTCTATTTGCAATATTGATTTTGATATCCTGTGTTGCAGGTGGACAAGTAG